CGGCACTTTATAACCAGATGCAGAGAATCTATGCATTTCCTAAGTGACTCTATCGTCACGTCTCGGTAGTCGCGCATATGACAATTAGCGTCAAGCCCTAAGATATCATTCTCCATCGTAACCCCCACTTTCGTAGCTGCTATCGTGGCGACTGGACGTTGTAACCGTCGCGCCGTGATCGCAACTCGTTTCGCGCTTTGTTTTATACTGCGGCTCTTCGGGAGCCGCCCAAAGGAACGGCGCCTGATCCTGTAGAGTCGCTCTATCAACTATGTGCTGCCGCCTTCGCATTGCTGCTTGCCGCTTCTTCTCGGCTCTTCTTTCACGAAGTTTCTTAAACATTTTGATTTTCTTTCCTTTTCGTTTAGTTAATGGGTACTTCTACTACTCAAGCTAGCTCGTAAAATCTTGAGCCGATAACGTGTACTGGCTCTTCATCTACCTTGAATTTCTTTCGCCGCTCACCTGATATGAAGTGACTGCTCTTCAGAGCTTGCCAGGTAAACAAGCTCAAAATTGTAGATATATTTTATGGCGTTTCCGTCTTTGATCGCAGAGAACGCTATGATCTCGTACCCCTTATCGCGGTACATTTTTACAATCTTAGTCGCCTCTTTGCGCCCTTTACACTCGACGCACTCTACTTCTCTTACTTCTCTCATCATAATTCAGCCCTCTCTTTTAGCCACTCAATCCCCTTTTCAAGAGCGGCGCGACCGCTCTCATGATAACCGATCCCGTCTTGCGCCGCAGGTGCCCACCGCCAACCGCTCTCTGTCCATAGACTAGCGTAACAGTAAAAGATCTCCGGCAACACCACGCCGCTCTGTTTCTTAGGCTTAATGTTCGATCGATTCTGATTAGCGCGTGCCTCTGTGCTCTGACAGAGCGACGCGTTTTTTAAAGACTCTATCTTGATTTTAGCGACCGGCTGCCCAAAGCCGTTAACCAAAATCTTTTCGGCGTCCTTGCCGTTCATGATTTTCATTTTGTTACCACAAGCTCCCAGAAATAAAGATCTACCGTGTAACTTCCGTCTTCTCTGGCTTTTTCAGCCGCCCAGGCCATACCGAAAACTATAGCGGCCATGGCGGCTATGCCTAGCGTTTTTGCTGCGTCACTCATGCTCTTACTCTCCTTTATATACCTTTGTCCCCTTTTGTTTACGTTATGCCGCTATAGGCTAGCGGCGGGCCTTGTGGGTTGTTAGTAGTTGAATGGCTTATGAATGGGCGTCACCCCATCCATCTCAAAGTGTTCGACCTTTGTGGTCTTCCACGACGCATAACTGTCGCTCGTCGCGTTTGACTCCCAGTAGACCTTGACACTTTTTTGGTGAACTTTTTGTACGTGGGCTCGTGCCGGTCTGCCCAGTATTTCTGCTCGAGGCTTATCCAGCGCCTCGAATTTTCTGTTTCTGATTCGAGTTTTGTTGTTGTTCAGTACTGTTGTGTGCATAGTCATCGTCTTAATCTCCGTTGTTTGCCGTTTCGATAAGTTAATATTAGAGGTTAACGCGTTAGCAGTCAACTACTATTTTAACATTTTGTTAATTTATTTCTATTGGTCAAAAAAAAGCCCGCAACTGGGCGGGCTAAGGAGTGATCTATTTTTTAATAAAAATTCAGCTCTTCTCTATGCTCTGGTAGCCGCTTAAAGTCCGCCGCCTCTTGATCGACATAAACAAACCTGTTGCCGACCCACCCCGCTCTACCTTCATCTATAGCCGCCTTAACGCGGTCAATAACAACGATGTGCTCAGGCTTCGGCGCATCGGGATCCCGCTCTATAAAAACATACTGCGGAACGCGCTTGACGACCTCGACTACTTCAATTTCTTTTTGAGGCGGCGCAGCCTTTAAGCCAGCAACAATATCACCCAAGTCGCAACCGACAACCCCGATACCCATGCAGCCAATAACACCTACTCTAACTATAATCGCACTCATCGTATAGACACCTCATACTTAAAAAGCCGAGCATCGATCCCCGCCGCTCCGCGCTCTGATGCAATAGCGCCGACGTGAGTGCATACGATGATTGCTAGGATGAATTTCAGAAAGTACCTGCCGTGTACTTTTGCTTTTTGTAACATGCTCATAATCTCCGTTTTGAATTTGATGTGTTTCGTCTTGATTGCTACTGGTCAGCTCTACAAACAATGTGCGCCGGCCGCTCTGCTTGTTTCCAATCGCATTGTGTCGCGTGGCGCTCTGCTCGTGCTCTCATAGAGCTTTGTACTTTCATGCCGGCTAATATGCATAGTAAACCGATTGCTGCGCCCGCTGCTACTACTGCTACACCTGCTAATAATGCTTCCATTTCGATAGTCTCCTTTTGAGTTAATGTTAATAGAATGGTAGGCCTAACGCGTTAGCCCGTCAACGTATTAATTAAATATTTGTTAATTATTTTTTATTAACGCTATAAGATCAGATATTTCCCTGCCGCTCCCCCCGTCAATGCGCTCGCGCATCTTATTTTTTCTTCTGAATATAGAGCGCATAATCATCATTAACCCTGCCTCCACATCCTTGGCGCCCTTTTCGGCCCATGAATAATCTATTTGATCATCTTCTAGCGAAACCATGTAGTCTCTTAGAGACTCATTCATGTCTTTTATGTGCTCAATTATTACCATTAACTCTGCGTGGCGATTATGTTCCATATCATTTCCTCATTTTAAAAAGCCATTCCGTTATAGGCTTGCTAGCTAACCAGCAAGCCACTACCAACATAGATAAATAAAGGTAGAACGCGGCCTCGTTGTAACCGTTATCCATGCACCACCAAACAACGATCAGCATTAACCAGCACGACACCACGTTACACATTTTTAAGCCTCTCCTCTCTCTATCTCAGCCCTAAATGTATCAGTTAACACGTGTCGGCGCCCTTCTTTTCTAAGCTCCCCCGCTTCGCGCATATCGGTTAGAAAGTCGCGAACAGTGTTAGGGCCAATGCCAAGTGCCGTTTCTAGGTCCTTATACTTCCACTTCTGCCCGCCTAGTTCGTAGTTCACTACTGTGTTACGGAAGCGGTTGAACACTTCTCTTTCGGTGCCTGTCGCTCTCTGTTTTTTCGCTATTGGCTTAGGCTTAGGCTTAGGCTTGGGCTTGGGCTTAGGCTTGGGCTTAGGCTCTGCTTTCTCTATTGGTTCTGGCTCCGCTACTGCTGGTTCACTATCGGTTTGACTATTATTTTTCGGTAAATGATAGCCAGTCTTTTCAATGTCCGTATCGACTGGCTCTGATAGTGAGTTCTCAACAGTAGCGGCTACCGCTTTCCCAGCTTCACCACCTGCCCGTTATAGTCAATCCGCCCCGTGAGTAGGGCGCCTAAGCAGAGTTCGTTGCAGCACAGTACTATAGACATAAGAGAGCCGATAACGAGCCCCCAGAAGCCTGGCGTACCGACGATGTTCGATAGCCAACCCAGAATAGCGAACGGACCCACCTCGTACTCGCCGATTTCGGCTATTAATCCCTGATAGTGAGCCCGAGCCTTGGCGACTTCTGCGGCAGAAGTGGCCGCGCGCTCAGATTGAATAGCAGAATTGCCGAACTGTTTGTGTTCCTGAAACCACGATAGTGTGGCGTAGGCCGCCACTCGGTCCGCTTGCGCCTCTTGAATAGCGGCGCGGGCTTCGGCGAGGGCGGGGTGTTTCTTCTCCTGCGCGGTCATCGCGTAGAACCCAATGCCTGTTAGAATAGTAAAAAATATCAACCCGTAGGTAGCGATATTTTTACACGTCATCAACGCGCTTTCGCTCATCCAGCGCGAGTAGATCATTGTCAAACACACGGTGCCCATTGCGATCGCTAGGGCGTAGGTGTCAGACATCGCTTTTCCAAAAGTGTACGCAAAAATAAAAGATACAATAGCGGCAATGATTGTCGCCACTGGCACGTACATTTTCATCAAAAAGGGCGGTACAGATACCCCTGGCGCGTTTTGTGGTGCTGTGCTAGTATTTGCTGTAGACATTTCTTAATCTCCGTTTTGATGTGTCGCGAAGGCCTCCCCGTGAGGTCTTCTTCATTTATCGCTTTCGCGATTCTGTATAAGATCAAGCGTGCTACGCACATTCTCAGGCGTTATCTCGATCTTTTGTTCTCTCATGACGCGCCACACCTTGCGCGCATCCTCTTTAAGCTCTTTAACGTCGCTATAGTAATCGGGTAGGGCGGCAACCACTGATATAAAATCGGTCGTGGCGGCTGACTGTAGCTCATCGCTGTTCATCGGTCTGTCATGTGTGAGCGGGTCATAAACGTTTTTGATGGCGACTCGTGTCCCTTTTTCGTCTGCTAGCGTTTTCATGCTTTTAATTTCTCCATTAGTTTCGACTGTGTGTCAGCTTTACCGCCAAGCGCCTTCATTACTTTTGCATCGAGCAGGTCTACCGTTCTACCTCGTTTAGTGCCTCTTGCTACTATATGTATGATCCGAACCGGCTTGGTTTGCCCTTGGCGATGCAAGCGCGTGTTGAACTGCTGGTAGTTCTCAAGCGACCAGCTAAGCCCGAACCATACAATAAGCGCGCCTCCGGCTTGCAAATTAAGGCCATGGCCAGCGCTAGCCGGGTGCGCCAGAAGCATCTTAATTTTACCCGCCTGCCAAGCCGCCACCGCTTCGCCGCTCTTGTCCATCACTACAGCTTGCGGAAAAGCCGCTTGCAGTCGCTCAAGATCTGAGCGGTAGTTGTAAGCGACTAAAATATTTTCGTCTCCGTTGTCCTCAACAATCTCTTTTAGCGCGCTTATCTTTTCGTTATGCATAACCGAGTATGCACCGTCAGCCTCATCTATATAGAGCGCACCGTTGCACATCTGTAGTAGTTTGCCAGCAAGCGCGCCGCCATTGGCCGCTGTGAACTCGTCAACATCGCCACCAGAGCGCTCAAGCTCTAAATAAAACTCCCGCTCAAGCTCCGAATAGTGACCCATAGCCGATAGTGGGACCTCCACATGCACTACGCTATCAAGCCTTGGCGGCAGTTTTAGATAGTCAGTAGTGAGCATAGTGATAACAACGTCATTTAACAAGTTGTAAATCGTGTTTTCTGCGAATGGCCGCATTGAATAGCCAAAACCGTTTGGATTTTGCTCCATAAATCGCCTGCGAAACGCTGTTATGTTGCGGCCTAGTCGGGCTCCTTCATCCAATAGGTAGATCTGAGACCACAAGTCAGCGAGCGATTGCGGGGAGGGTGTGCCGGTAAGCTCGACTAAGCGGTGGATCGATTTTAGGGATTTCTTCAGCGCTTTGAATCGCTGCGATGAGTGCGACTTAAAGCAGCTGGATTCATCAATAACGACCATGTCAAACGGCCAGTAGGGGAGGTGCTCGCATAGCCAAGGGACGCTTTCTTTATTGGTGACTGTGATTGAGGCTTCTTTCGCTAACGCGTTAGTTCTTTTTTTTTGTGAGCCGGTGCAGATTGCATAATCTAAGTGTTTGAGGTGTTCCCAGTTATTTATCTCAGCATGCCAGACAGTGTTTGCCACGCGAAGCGGTGCGATAATCAGGACTCGCTCAATGTCTCTGATGTTGAGCAGGTCGGCTACGGCGGTTAAGGTGGTAACGGTTTTACCCATACCCATACCTAGCCACAACGCGCACTTTTGTGTTTCTATAATGTGGCGGTAGCCGCGTCGCTGGTAATTGTGTAGATTAGATCGGTTTAACATCTGGCATCAACGGGATAGATAGCCAGTAGGTCTGAAAACGGCATTCCATCTGCTGTTTATAGGCCTTGTCGTCGTAGATCCACTTTTTGACAGTAAACTCACTAACGCCGTGTTTTTTGGCGAGTGTAAAAGGGCGGGTGCCGTTGTTTCTCCAGTCATACATAACGGCCTGTTTTTTTGCTCTGCTGTATTTCTTTTCCACGTTTAATCCTTTAAAGCATAATGGTTAAAGATCTCTTCTCCGCGCTCGATGCTATCAACAACATATACGGGAACGCCCTGTTCGCGGATCTTTTTAATGATCGCCTCTTGAAGCTTTCGAGGCTTCTCACCAGGCTTTTTGAACTCGATAAAAATAGTTGTGCCTAGCTTAATGAAGAGCCTATCAGGCACGCCGCGCCGAGAAGGGGCGGAGAACTTATAGCTCAACCACCCCAACGCCTCGGCGTACTTTGTCGTTTTGTCCTCAATGTAGTGTTCGTTCATTTAGAACGGCACTTTATTGTCGAAGTCTGCGCGGGGAGTTTCTTCAACGGCGCCGAACTCGCCTGATACATCCGGGATGTTGGAGAAGCTGTCGCCTTCTGAGTGGAACTGAACGCCGTACAGGTTGCAGTTAAGCCGCTTACCGTACGCGTTATCTTGGATCCATGGCTGAATAATTGCGTTAACAAAACAGCCTGCATAGGGTTTGCCGTCCGCTTCGTACAGCTCGGTTACACCGTCCGCGTCAATGATTTTTGGCGGGTGGTTCGATGATGCTTTAAGGCTCATGCAGCCCTCGTAGCCGTCCTTCATCGACTCGTCACCGTCTTGAATACACCATTTTAGATTTGGCGGTATATCATCTTGGCCGAAATACCCGGAAGCGGCCTCTAACAGCTTGGCTCTAACTATCTCTAGCTGCTTGGAGTTTTTCGGTATTAAAAAAGTGGCCTCGTATTTTGTTTCTTGGCCTTGGTAGACGTTCTTTCGCCATAGCGAAGGGAACGAAAGCCTTACCTTTTTAATTTGAAAGCGTTCTACTGCAAAAGCATTTTTACCCATTTTAATCTTCCCTGTTTACGTTTGTGAATGTTCCGCCTTCGATTTCTATCTTAACGGCTTTCCTTCTATCGTCCTCTGGAGCGATTGTAAGCTCCGTCGGTGATTCTTTAATGTAGCTCGTAAATCCTTGAGCTTTGAACCTTTTTTTACCCATAATCTTTTCAGCTTTTGCGGGCGATACAAGCCTGGTTTCATACGCTTGGTCGCCTAGCTCAGCCTCCAAGGCCTCTATTAATAGTGGCTCCTCATCGAATCGGCGTATTGTTTTCTTTTTTACGAGTTTAACGCCGGGTGCCGCTTGCCCGATCATGAGCGCGGATTGAAGCCGATCCGTTACCGACTCCAAAAAGCCTTTAATCAGTTTAGCCGTATTGTAGATTTCTGCGCAGCGCTCTAGCGATAAAGTGCGGTCTTCTTTCGATAGCCCTTTGAATGAGGCTTTTGTGTTGAGGTAATCCGCCAGCGCGGCGCACTCGCCTTTAGCTTTACACCATCGGCATGCTTTAGGGGAGGGGTTCGCGGGCGGTGATTCGTCGTAAGTGGCCATCGCGCGGTTTGCGAAGAACTCGCGCCACATCACGAAATCGCTTATCTGTTGGGTCCATTTGCTTGCATTGTTCAGCCTCGGCTGGTAGATGTGCATCGAGACATATTGAAACTGATAACCAACGAAGTGGGCGAGGGCGCCAATGGCATATAAAAGCAACTGGTAGTTTTCGCGCGCCTCGACAAGCTCGCCTTTGCCGTATTTAAGGTCAACGATGTGGAGCGTGTCGTCTGTCACTATGATGCAGTCACAGGTGCCATGGCCGTTAGGTACGACGTGATCATAGCGGACGGGTAGCTCATAATAGCGAGTTGCGGACGTTATTCCTATACTGTATATGTAGTCTATATACGTCTGGACGTGTAGCGCCATCTCTTCATCAACGACGTAGCCCGCGATTTTTTGGTTAATGTACTCAGTGGGGTCTAAATTGTTCGGCGCGCAGAGTTCTGCAAGCTCATGGGCGCATGTCCCTTGAACTGAAGCGGCAGTGTCGGCGCTAGGGATGCCAGCCTCCGCAAGCGGCGCGTAAGCGCAGCGCGCCCAGCGATGCGCGGCAGAAGGGGATAGGCGAGCGTGGCTCATAGTGACCTGATATCTTCGAGCAGTTGCGGTAAATCGTCGAGCTTAACATCATTGATCCGTTCGGCTCCGTAAGATTGTACTAAGCCCGCGATTTTGGCGCCGATCTGTGGGCTGTCTTCAGCTTTTCGGAGCGCAGCGCAGTAGACGTACTCGTGATCTATGACCTCTGGCTCTGGTTCTTGGTCTGCTGGTGCTTGATTTTTTATGGGTAGGTCTGGGTTTCTTATCAAAGCCGCTAACGCGTTAATTGCATCGGTCAATTCTTCGATTTTAGCTTCAAGCATTGCGCAAATCCTTTTGCTATTCTACAATGTGTTAATACAATTCTGACTATATATTAATCTAACCTATAGGCTACATAATGTCAACTATGCTATTGAACGTCATCGAAAAGCGATTTAAAACGCGGAAAGCTTTTGCTATAGAAATGAACGTGAGCGAGGCTTGCGTGTCGCAATGGCTTCATCGCGGATTGCCTGCGCATCGTGCGTTGCAACTGGAAAAGCTAACGAAGGGTAGGGTTAAGGCTAAGGATCTTTTTAACCAGCCTACGCTTGGCGGTGCTTCGTGAATCAGGTAGAAGGGATATTGAAAGAGAGTGTTCTCACGACGGTCGCCAAACTTAGTTTGAACACCCTCTCAATGTATTGCTTCTATGAAAAGCCACGGCTTTTTGATTCGAGAACAAAACGAAGTGACTAAGCAACAATAGTATTGTAACTCGCGAGCCCTAACCCGTCAACCAAAATAAAAAAAGCTCTTAACATCAAAACAAGGTGGAGATTGCGCTAGTATTAAATGGTAATGCGAACTGTAGTACTTTATGGGAGTCGGGCGACGGCCTTTTTTTACTTCTTCTTTGCCTGCTCTATCCTGATTTCAGTCACGGTTTCTACAATCGTTTTAATATCCGATCTCAAATCCCTCAATTCTTTTTCTACAATCTCCCGTACTTTATCTTCTGAGCATTTCCCGTTTTTCAATTCGTTGATAGCATCTTTCATGGCGTCAATCTTTTCTCTCGTCCGGATAAATGACCACCCACCCAAAGATACTAATCCCGCTAAAACTGCATCGATTATTTTTGAGGGGTCTATGTCGGACATTTTACGCCTTGATTTCCACTATGTACTCTACCAAAAGGAATAGAAGCCATTTGCTATCGTTTGAATATCTTGCCTACTCTGATGCCAAAACCACTTAGTATCGCTGCGCCTATCAAATACTGATACCAATCCGGGGTTGATGAGAGCGCAACAAAAAAGCACAGGATCACAGGGATCGATAAAACTACGGTCCAATACTCGTCTTTCCACGAGTCCCCAGCATTCTTTGCCTGGATCTTCTCCCAATCCGCAAGGTTTTCTGCTGAATTAACTATGACTTTAGACTCGGCCTCAACTTTAGCGGCCTTGATCTTCTGCTTACCGGATATCCACTCTCTACCCAGCCCAACAAGCTCACTAATGATCGGTATCGGAAACCCCATATCATATATCCTCAATTAATTTGTTAGTTTTGAAGTTAAAAAAATGCCTAATATCCGTCTAGAAATTCTGTAGGGTCAATATATTTACCGTCTTTGATTATCTCAACATGTATGTGATGGGTCATGCCGGGGTAGAATTTTGTTATGTCTTGAGATACGCCAATAATATTACCCTCAAAAACGACAGAATTTTTCTGCACTAAAGGCTTAACGTAAAAATACCTAACGCGCTCGCCTTCCTCTGTTGTGACCTCTACATATCGATAACCGCCCTTATTTCCGTTTGGAGGGTAGGGGTAGCCGATTTTAGATATGTACCCATCGAAGTCTGAAAGAATCACAGAGCCGGGATAGCAGGCAAGATCTATTCCGCGATGCTTTCTGGAGCCACGAGGTGCGCCGAACTCGCCTGAGCCGTGGTTGTCACGCTTACGGATTGGTGGGATTATCATTACCGCGCCCCCGGTTTTCAGAATTAAGATCTCGCATTACGTCTGGTCTATTTTCTTTTTAAGAAAAATCCCCGCTCCGCCTGCGCCAGAGGCCATCCCTGCAGGTCTACCCGTGTACGCTGCGCCTCCGGTAACATCGGTAGTGGATGAGCCGTTCTCGTTTAACGTGTTATAGAAAAAAACTATTGCACCACCACCGCTGCCGCCACTAGCCCCCGCCGAGCCCCCAGCGCCGTAAACGCCGTCATCACCGGAGCAATCTATAACGCCAGTGGCGTTGAAATCAATCTGCTCTGCTATGATGATGCAAACGCCGCCTGCGTCGGGTGAGGCGCCTCCGGCTTGTCTGAATCCTTGGCCCGTTACACCGTAGCCGCCTGCACCGCCCTTCCCGCCGCCATAGAAGACGTTCCCAGCCGCTAAAGCAGCGTGCATGGCTTTAGTTGAGAGCGTTACACCAGCCTGCCCGTCCATGCCTATGCCAGACGTGAAACCAGCCGCGCCGCCGTGCGCGTAGGCCGACTCTGTGCCGTCTTCGCCGTTGTTAAAGTCGCTGTTGTTGGGATTGTCAAACCCCGATCCGCCACCGCCACCGCTGCCGCCAGCGTCGCCGTGTATCGACGTATTAGCACAGCGAATAGTTCCGTTAATGGTTACCGTTCCAGTACACTTGATAATTAACGGGCCAATATACGACGGGTCCTTAGTCCAAGTAACGCCGCTGTTGATAGTGAGTGACGTGTATTGGTGGATGCCGGGTAACACGTTAGCGCTAGACGAGATTGTCGCGCTACCGTCTGAGCCGTCGCCTAAATCTGTAAGATTCCAAGGATGGTAGCGTTTAAAAGCGGCCTCAAGAATCCTTGGTGCGCCGGTCGCACCCTCAATCATTGCCTGCGGGTTTTGATCGAGCTTATCGAGTAGAGAGACGTTCACCGGGCTGTCTGCGTCTTTCTCACCAGCCGCTACCGCTGAGTATGTAGCCATAAAATCACCTTTAACTTATGATGTAAGGATCGTCGTTGCCCACGCCCACTTGGTCTGAGCCGTCCGCTATCCAGCCGTATTTACTTTGATTCTCTGCGGTCTCACTGTTGTAATCACCTATTGAATTAGGCGCGATAACAAAATATCTTGAGCCTATTTCGGTCCCTGAGAACACAAGCTTGTATTGATAGCGTGCGTTATCGAGCTTCTTTTTTTCAACCGCTCTTAAACGAATAGGCTCAGGCGCGCCGCTTGTGTCTTGATACATATCCGTTGTTAGGTCCAGCGCGTCACCAACATCTAAATCTGAATCTTTAGCGTCAACCTGCACAACAAATTCAACCGGCTTAGAGTTCTGAGACACTAAGCGGCTGGCCATCTTTGAGGCCGTTGCAAGCGTCGTAATGTACTCGCCAAACAGCTTTTTAATGTTCGGCTGGCCTAACCCTGTTTCAGCGGCTGAGTCTATATAAACATATAGATCTTCATAATTGTCTGCGCTGTTGCCTTTCGACTGGTCCAGTTTATTATAGTAAACCCACACCTGCGTTATAATCTGTCGCTGATCGCGCTTAAGCGTCGCCTTTGTATTTAGCAAGTTGGCGTCGTCGTTCCATGCAGTGGGGTTTAGCATCGTTGGCCCGATCGCCTGCAACTTTATCTCTTGCGCTTCGTCGTCCCACCACACACCTGTATATGCCTGCTTGCCTAAATCGTCAATCACTTTCGATACATCCGTAGGCTCAGTCACCCACACGTCGAACGTTTCGCCTGATAGCGGACCATCTCGCTCTGTGTTCCAATCAGTATCGGGTATGTAGGTGGCATGGTCAATCTCGGTAAAGTCCTCGATCAGGTCGCGGATGCAGTTAACTACGTTCCCGTTGAATTGGTAAATGTCGCGCACTGGGTCGTCTGTGTCGTGGCTGTCGGCCGTTGTGCCGCCCTGGCCTCTTGCTGATATCGTGATACTATCGCCGCCGGTAACGCCACTGTATGCCACAATCTCATCGTTAATCAGAGCATAGCCGCCGCTTGCTGAAAAACCGGTATTGTCTCCAATGTCAGTTGACACTGTATCTGTAGAGTTTAACGCACCCGCCAGGTTACCATAAGTTGCTTTAGGCACTTGCGATTCTTTTAGCTGGCTCAGAACATCTGTACCGTAGATCTTAACTTTGCCGTTGTTGTCCGGCCCGCTGATCTTTTTGATAAAGTAGCGTCGCTCTTGGAAATTGGCAAACGAGAAAGTATCACCGCGCTTGTAAAAGCCCACGTGAATTTTAATGGCGCGGTTCAGGTAATAGGGGTTGTTAGCAAGCAGCCGTCCAAAATAGGTGCCATTGCCACCAGGCCAATCGAAGTCGGTACACGTGATAACGACCTCACCAAAGTAACCGAGGCCGCCGGTCGGCGCGGCGCGAGTGGGTACCCATTGAATCGAGTTAACACACGTCCAGAAGTTTTGACCTTGAGGTATGTGGCCGTCTGTCAGATACTCTGTGCCCCCAGTTGTTATACTGGTGTCAACGTCTAACTCAACAATGTTGAGTTCGTAACGCGTTAACTTGTCTCGTTCGCTGGCGTATGTCATTAATCTATGATGTAATCCAGTTCAAGTAGTCGTTCTTTTAAGACCTCTTCGGCCTCATCTATGCCACCCAACTCAATGCTGGAGCGGTCGTCAATGCCGAAAAACTCAAAAATAGCCCCTAACCAAACATCGGTTATAGGATCGTGCGGCTCTATGATTAAGTCAGGGCGTTCGCCCGCGACGATGTTAGAAGCAGATGCAAAAGTATTCATAACGTGATACCCGTCATATCCAAAGTTACGTCATAGTACCCATTGATATTTTTAGAGTAGCGCGGCTCAGGCATTTTATTAGTCGGCCAACAATAAAAAAGCTGCTCTGAATTATTGGTATCGAAGCTTATATAGATGGGGTAATCTTTCATTGCTGTCGTGATCGTTTCCCAATTAGTATCAAACCATGACTCTGAATAATAGAATAACTGAAACTTGCAGCGCTTGAAGCCCTCTTTAACTGTGAGACCCGCAAGGTTGTTACCGCGTGTCACGTTCGCCATTATGCGGTCACCATCAGCCCAGTCTGGCTTAATAAAGCCGTGTTTCTGGTCTCGCTCAAGGTCGATGCGCTCGCCTATCGCGAAGTCGGCAACGGTAAAATCTGCGTCCTGGTTCCAAACCTCAATACGCCAATAACGGTAGGTCTCCGCTGTGAACGTATCTAAAAGCGCTTTGTCTGTGTCACCTGGGAAAACGTTAAAAAGCCAATTGGCGCCGTCAAAAACTGCGTTATAAGTCACGTCATCGCTTGAGCGGTAGAGCTGGAGGTCTCCCGTTATCGAGCCGAGATTGTGCCGAGCCATGCACATGGTATCAACGGTGACGGCTGAACCGCAGTCCAGCCGGACGTAACGATCACCCACCGCCTGCGGCATTGTTGCTTGCGTTGTTAGCCTGCCGTCTAGCGCTTGCGTAAAGTCGTCGGTCTCATCTTCGAGAATTGTAGCGCCGCGCAGGTGGTTCTCACATAGGATAAACGCCATTATAAACCTCTAATCTGTACGTTAGAGAACTCCGCCTCGTTGATCTCATCAATAATCTGCCTTAGCTGGTCTCTTGATAAAAGCTCGTCATCGCCTACGCCCTCCACGTTTATTGTGAGGGTTCGGGATGGCTCGTCGTTGGCTGCTGCTATGTCGTCAACGGTGCCGGCTTCAACGTCTGGTATCGCCCCGCCTGGTGGCGCGCCTGGTGAGGTGCCACCGCCACCGAAGCTTTGACCGGATATCGCCGCAACATTAATTGCAGTAGCCGCCGCTGCCGCTGCGCCAAATGCCGCACCTAACGGCGGCCCGCCTATTTTAGCGCCAAAAGCATACGCGCCCAGTATTGCGGATTGAGCATTTATTAACGCTTCACTTATCTTGTAAACCTTATGAATGTTAAACATAGCTCGGCTATGCTGCGCCGCACTAGACAACAATCCTTCAAAATTGCTTTTCTGTTTCGCTAACTTGTTGCGCTGCGCTCTAGCCTCTATATCGGCCATACGCTTTTCATGCCGCCTTTTTTCCTTCTCTAGCATCTCATAATATTTTAAAGTCCCTGTTGAAACCTTAACATTTTTATCATTCATGGCAGGCATTCCAGGAACGCCGCCCTCTTCAGAGGTTAGATCACCGTTAAACCTGGCCCAAGCTAAGTGCGCATTCTCAATAGCTATTTGCGCCTGTATGTTAGCGTCTTTAAAATCTAAGATCCCATCGCCGATTTTAGAAAAGTCCATCGCTTCTTGAGCTTCTCTAAATGATCCCAGCAACTCGCCCACGCCTTTCACGTGCTCGGAAAAAGCAGAAAGCACGCCGCGGCCAAAAATGAGCACCTTAGATATCATCTTAATAGAGCTTTCAAAAGCCTTGATTCCACCACCTGCTGCGTCATTGGCTGCCTGGTCCATTGAGCCCCAAGCTTTAATAAAGTCATTGGCTATTGTTGCGAAAGATACGGATAGCTGGCTAGAAAGTCCTGACATTCTTGCCTGAAAGTTGTCTATAGACTTTTGAAATTCAGCAAGCTCTTGCATTGAAAGATCAGATAGAACCTTGCCATAACGCTGAGCTTCGTCGGCCTGCTCTCGTAAGAGCTGCCCATTTTCCCTGAACAGAGGTATTAACGCAGTCGAGTCACTGGCTAAGGCCTCCATATAGAACGTCATCTGCGCCTGAGATAAGTTAGCCCTTTCAAGTGACGAGATATAAAGCTGTAGGGCATCGGCTGAATTAAGGTTTCGGAACTGCTCTGCGGTAACGCCAACTTTCGGGGCTATATTTTCGAAAAAGTCCACGGCGCCACCGGCACCTGTTGCCAGGAAATCACCTATTTTATCGTTGGTGTCCTTTAGAATGTCGGCCAGTTTTTCTTGATCAATCCCAAGCTTTTTAGAGCCAAACGACATTTTTTGCAGTTGCTCGGCAGAAACGCCGGCAACGCGGCTAAGGTTGGAAAGCTCTCTGGCAGAATTGGCAGTTTCAACAGTGAGAGCAACAAGGCCAGCCGCGCCAGTTGCAATGATGCCTAACGCGTTACGCGAGGCCTTACCAACCATCTTGGTTGCCTTCTCGAAGGCCTTGAATGTGTCCTCAGCCTTCTTTACCTCGCGCTGTAGCTGCGCGCTGTCTGCCGTCATTTCTACGGATAGACTAGCCAGGGTTCCCAATGTTCAACACCTCTTTGATGTTTTCAGAAAGCCGTTCAGCCTCGGTTTTTACTTCAAATTCCGGCATAAAGTCCGATACTTTAAACCGCTTTGAGGTTGAGCCCGCGTGACAATTAGCTGTTACTGAAGCTACAAGCGCGGCCCTGTAATCGTCGCGCCACTCGCCCCATGGCTCTATTTTGGAGTAGGCCATCGCTTCCGTTATGTCAGAACTACTCATAACCTTCAAGAGCAAAGGAACCGGCCAACCGATTTTAATCGCGTACCGATGCAGAAAAAGCCGCGTTGGCCGGCTCTTTAGTTTCCCGCCAGTTCCTCTACATCCTCGACATTCATCCCGTTAAGCTCGCGGCATTTGTCGAAAATCCTCGAAATTATCGTGTTAGGCTGGTTACCTAACGCGTTAACTTTAGATTCACTGTCAAACATGCGCTTGCCGTCGGGGCCTATCGCGCACGCGGCTATCATTTTAGCCCGCGCGTTTGATAGGTTCCGCTCAATCTCGCCTTTCTCATTCTCGCGAAGTAGGGAACCTTCGTAGGCGTCGCGGGCTTCGGCGGTCATCTCTCGAAGCATGAGATAACCGCCCCACTCTGGTACTTCAAATTGAACTTCTTTAACTTGCGATGATTTTAATATGTCGTCGAGCGTTATATGTTTCATATTTAGTTCCTTATGCCCAAGTGGCCTCATCGGACAATCGCAGAGATACTTCTAGGGTTATTTGGGTGTCAACTGCAATACCAACATTATAGCTCTTAACAAAAGCCGAGAAACTAATTGTTGTTGGGCTGGAGTCGGTTAGAACCAATTCAAAATTACGTAACGTGTTGTTATCACGATCCGTTCTTAATCCAGTCTGCATAGTGTCGCCGGTATCAAGGTTCATTGTAACCGACACCTCACCCTCATCTTTTAGACCTAGCATAAATTCTTTGGCTGTTGATGAAAGGTTGGTAACGTCGATCTCAGTAGCAGAACCGCCACCAACGCCTGACACGCCGGTCACCTCGCCGATCGTCGTGAAAACTTCCGTAGGGTCGCCGCCATCGCCGCGCTTAAGTAGAACACCTTGTGATTTTAACGTAGCCATGCGCTTTCCCTCCGCTTATAGCCAGATTGAAACATCCATTGAAGCCGTGTGAACGCCTAATTCATCTTCAAACTCATCATCCGTTACATCGCCCACAACAGAACTGAAAGTTGAAGAGTTGAGCGCCGCTGTTAGTTGAGCTGTTAGGCTTTCCATGGTTTCTAAAGACTTTGATTTACAGGTAAACTCAAAATTCCATTTATTCAGAGACGACTTACCCGCTAACGTGTTAATAAACTCCTCTTCAGCCTCGAACATTACCAGCGGATAAACTGGATTTTGAGGCAAAGCAGATCGATAAACGCGGTTCGAAACAAGCGCGCTTAGGCCTGAGTGGGCTTTCAATGCGGCTACGATCGTCCGAACGCTCATTTAGTTAGCTTCCTAATATTCTTTGACAATGAATCTCTAAACTTGTTAACAGCTTGATTCCCACTTATACCCTTTCTTTTAAAGGCCTTCATAAGATAATGTCGAGGCTTAACCAAGCCTCTATCAATACCAGCGGGCACGCGCCTTGTTCGTCCTTTGCCGGTCGTCTGCCTTCGCTTGGTGCCTAACTCCAAAAGGTGCGCGTGTGGCGCTTTGTTGAATATGATTACCCCTGCCGCTGCACGCCTACCGCCGAAAAGCGCAGCGGTTGACTTTGACGTTTTAAGCTTAGTGTTCCTCATGCTTCGCCGCTTGATGCCCTTCTGTAGCCTGCCGGTTCTAACAGGCACGGTGGCTTTGTACTCTTTAAAAGTCTGCGTTGTGCCGGCAAATAAGGCCTTTTTAAGCTGCTTGTGAGCCACTGCGCCGCCAAGCTTAACCAGCTTTTGTTCAAGCTCTCTGAGCCCTTCAACCTTTATATCGACACCCACTACACGTACTCCAAGCAGAAAAAACGAAGCTCTTTGTTATCTTCCTCTACATTGATAATAGACTCTATTTCGAGTGTTTTACCATTAAAAATGATCCGATGCTTCGGCGTTATTGTTTTAGTTTCACTATCGTAACGCGTTATTACGAGGTAATCAGCCTCGGGTAACCGTTGCTGATTGACGTATGGCTCATTACCTGACAGTGGACGCACTTCGGCACGGCGATTAAAATCAAGCTCCCACGTTTCTACAGCATCGCCGTAGTCGTCATGCGTTACCACGAGCTTATGGAACGCTATGCGCTTATCTAAACGCCCACTGATCATAAGGTGTGGCGCCTGTATGGGTCGAGTAACGCCTTAAAGCCAAACTCGATGGATTTTGGGGCCGCCCTTGGCGCTGTCGCTTCGCGGTTTTCGTAAAAGTGGCCCGCCATCATCAGGATGGCCTGGCGGATAGCGACCGGCAGAGTGGCGGCTGTATAGCCCACTGTCGCCTCAATGCCTACTGCATTGTAGCGGTCGTAAGTGTCTGGCCATGTTTTTGTTGGGTACGGCCGGATTAATCCTTGATAAAGATCAACATCGACATCGGAAAGCGCGTAAGTCTGTAACGCGTTATCAGTGTCATAGTAATCAACGCGTGTTATCGCCATGAATGGCGCTGCATATAGTTTTAAGCTGTCCGTGGGGAAGTGATCAAACCATAATTTTATGGTTTGGCTGCGCAAGTGGAGCCCTGTGTAGTTCTCCGCTTGCGCGGTGGCTGAATCGAGATACTGAACCAACAACGCGTCGTCGTCATGCGTCTCAATGCGCAAGTGGTCGCGCAAATCATCGAAGTTAACGACCTGCTGAGTTGGTTGAGTAACTACCTCGATTTTAACCACGTTTCACCTCTTACTGTGGCGAGTTAGCAGGATGACCCAACACAGCAACAGCAGCCAACAAAGCGGCTGAAGCGTTTGAAGCTGGCGTGATCGTCATTCGAACATAACGCTTAGTACCACGATAACCAATCTTTTTGGTGGTGTCGTCGTCGTCGAACTGGAAGCCCGCCGCCGCTTCAGTGCCTAAGAGATTGGTGTCGGTTACGGCTGCCGCGTCGCTTAGGCCGCTGTCGTCACCATCTTCAATAAGAACAGTAAACGTAGCGTCAGCATCAGCAATAGAACCGGTTGCAATGATGAACTCGCAAGAACTAAAGCCCTGCATGTCGATAATCTGGCTAACTTGAGCAGTGTTATCGGCTACAGAAACCGGGCTGATAGCGCGTCGAACATCAACATTATTGTGCAAATCTCGCATTTAAATACCCTCTTTATTTAATGAATTGATGTTAAGCGCCCGTTAGGGCGCTATGCATTAGGAGGTGGCAAACTTCATCAGCTTGATAGCTTCAAAGTTTTTGACGCCCCCGCCAACGCGCTTGGTAGTGTAAAACTTCACCCAGCCTTTACGGGTGTACGGATCGCGAAGAACCGCAACGCCGGCACGATCCACGATCTGATATGCTCTAGAGAAGTTGGCAAACGCTATAGAGTAGGTGTTTGCGGCAACATCCGGCATATTATCATCGATCTCAACGCCATAGCCCAACAAAGTTGAGCTAACGCCCTCTTGAAGGCCTGGAGTCCATAGATAGATTCCTTGACCGTCTTTAAATTTACGGATAGAACTAAGGGTTAAATCGTTCATCAAGAACGACGCACCGTTTCTATAACCGCGCTTCAAAGTGTGGATAAGGTCAACCAGGTTATCGGAAGGATTAGACGCCGCGAAAGCGCCAGCCGCACCCGATGCGGTATAGCCGATATTACCCCAGGTGTAAGAGCTGTTAGCTACATTTGTGTATGACAAGATGCCGCGCGGACTCTTAATACCGGTTCCAGTAATGAACGCCGCTGCTTCGCCTTCGGTAAAAGAGATAGACACCTCATCCGATAGCCAAGCCTCAGCATTAACAAACGCGTCATCAAGCGAATCTGCCGTGGCGTTAGGCTCTGCGTAGATCTTTCCGGGTACAATCTCGATCTCTTTCAAAGTTGGCGTTGAAGTTTCGCCGCCTTCGTCCGTTTCGCCTTCCCAGCCATAACCGGCACCGCCAACGTTAACCGCTTGCTTCCAAGACGTACCGCCGATAGTTCGAACGGCTGCAAGCCGACGCATGGCAACATCTTGCGCCAAAATGCGGTCGATTTCACTGCTCATCTCGTGGGTCATCAGGTAGCCGCCGTCCGGGTCGCTGTTTCCAACAAAGGCTTTTTGCTCGATATCGTGCAAACCATCCGTTTTGCCTTTTCGCATAAAATCGGAAAAAGCTTTTTTATGCTCTGCGCGCTCTTCAGCGTACTCTGAAGACTGTGCAGAAGGCCGGTTGGCTTTCTTTTCTAGGCTGTCTACAGCAGATTTAACCGCTTCAAGCTCTGACATCTTGGCATCCAAGCGCTCAAGCTTCTCAGTGACAAGCGGATCAACTACGCCTTTTTTCTCAAGCTGAGAAAGCCGCTCATCATTAGTCTTCTTGTACTCTTCGTACGTTTTGCCGATCTTCTCAATCGCTTCTTTTAGTTCCATATCCATTGGATCACCTCCAGGTTACGAGAAATACTTGTCAATTAAATTAATAACATCCCTGTTAGCCGCTCTCGCGGTTTCCTTCCCTGCATCCTCGTAATCATCGCGATTATTTAGAGCACTGTAGCCGCGTGACATGAAAGTTTTAGCGGCTTTTTGAGTGAATCCTACATCCCGTAGGAGTCTCTCCAAAGCTTTTGGCGACGGCATTTCACCTTTTTTTAAGGCGTTTTTGACGTCTTGAACTCTGGCGTCATCGTTTGACGGCACCGTCACTAGTGAAACCTCGATTAAATCTATCTCCTTCAGAATGAAAACGGCCTTCTCTTTGTCATACTCGTAATCATTCAGGTAATACCCTATAGACATTCCGCTAACACTGCCCGCCTTCATGTGCGCATGCGCGCGCTTAGCAAGTGGATCATCGTCTATAAGTAACCGCCCTTCAGTATATAACCCGTGATCATCTTCTTCAACTTTTGTATAGACGCCAATAGGCTCACTCATTTTATGCTGCCATAGTAGAGCAGGCAAACGGCCCTTTTCTTTCATAGCCTTTAAAGACTTTTCAAAAGCGCCCTTCACTACAACATCGCCATGCGAGTCTTCAACGCCGAACACCGAGCCATAGGCGGTAAACTCGCCGCTATCGTTTAACGATTTAATCTTTAATGGTGCATCATACCGGCTCTTTGTTAGCATCCTGCTGCTCCTCGCTTCCGTCACTCATGTTTAACGGCACAAAATAGGTATCGCCGTCTTCGCGTGGGTTGTAATCTTCAAGTGCCCTAATCTCGTTTGGAGAAAGCGCGCCCATGTTGAACATTGATCGGTAAAAGTTGCCGCGAGTGTTCATATCGCCGCGCAAAAGGCCGTTTACGTTGAATTTTGGGTAGTAATCGGCCCTTTCCGTTGCCTTTATCAGTTGTTTTGTGATGCGCTGCTCAATGCGCCTGATATACGGCATGAGAGAATATACTACAAATTCTAGGCCTTGATGCTCGATATTCGTGAACGTTGCCCTCTCTAAATCGCCTATCATGTGCGGTGGAACCCTGAAAATACCCGCTATTTCCGACCTCTGAAACTGTCTTGTTTCTAAAAACTGGGCATCGTCCGAAGACATTCCCACCTGCGCCCACTTTAAACCGCCTTGAAGTATCGCTGTCTTATGCGAATTGGCAGCGCCACCGTGCAGCTTCTCCCATTCGCCTCTAATATCCGATATCTGGTCCTTTTTCAAAACGCTGTCCGTTGACAGTATCCCGCCGGGCTTCGCTCCGTTATTAAAAAGCTTGGCGCCATGCGTTTGGGTTGCCATCGCTAGTCCGATCGACTCGCGAGCATGAGTAATGTTTGAAACGCCCGTGAACCCATCCAAAGTAAGATTTTTAACATGTAAGACGCTCGCCGCATCAAGGATATCAACTGAATTATCAGGGAAAGTAACTTTATACACAACGCTGTAATCTTCGTTCTGCTTAACTTCAATAGCGCTCGGCTGCATCGGTAGCAGTTCGAGTACCTGTCCGCTAACGCTTGACCTATTGATGTAAGCATAAAAGTTACCTGTTAGCGCTATGTGCGCTACCAACATTTCAAAAAACTCTTGGCTAGTCTGGTAGTCGTTGGGCTCAGTATGCAAAATACTATAAAGCGGATGCTTAATAGCTTTCTCTTTTACATCAGAGCCAACCCGCCGGAACAGGTTCAACGGCAACTGCCCAACACCCTCGGCCAACACCTTAATACAGGCATAAACTGGCGCAAACTTTGAAGCGCTCTGAGGTGTAACGCTTACACCCGACAAACTATCGACACCCGACGCGAGATAATCGGACAACTGCCGCGATGTTGAGATAGTGCGCCCGCCATCGGCTTTTTTCATGAAATTAAATATCACTCGGTTTCACCTGCGCCGCTTTTACGCTAAAAATCATTAAACACGCGCCCCCAACGATATACGCGGACGGCTCATAGATGGAGTAACAACCCCAGCAGACCGACCCAAGCCCCAATAAACCAACGGCATCAACTAACAGTTCCCGCAATAGTACCATTATAATACAATAACTCCCGCGCCGCCTGAGTCTTCCTCATGATGCATTGCTCTTGCTAACGCGTTAATTAGGGCGACCGCGCCGTCAATCTTCTTGTCTCGGTGCTCTTTCGTCGGCCGCACGATATCATCTGAACCCTGTAAAAATTTACCCGTCACATTGGCAATACACCAAGACAAAATCGGATTGCCGTCATGATGTATACGCCCGCCCCTTATGGCTGCCTCGAATTCTTTCATTGGATCGGACATCCCGGTGAAATTCTGGTGAACAATCACTGGCGTTATACCCTCCTCGTCCAACTCATGCATCAAGCATGTGGCGCCGTGGGGGTCGGTTCCGGCCTCTTTCACGGGAGTTTCTTCATTGATTCGCAATATATCCCGCAGTATGACACGGTAATCCATCTCTGCGCCATCAACCAACTCTAAATACCCCTTTCCTGCAAAGTTAGCGTAGGCCTGAGCAAGTCGCTTGTTATCACTATACTCTACCGTATCGCGTGGACAATAAAACTTAGGCGCGAACACGTAATAATGCATAAGGCCTTCAATGTCTCGCGGATAGACCGCGACAACTGCGTTAAGGTCGGTTTTAGCCGCTAAATCTATTCCTAAGTAGCAAGTTTGCCCGATAAAATCATCATGGTTTAAAACTTCCTCGCACGCATTCCACTTTTCAGGGTTAAAATAGGCGTCCCTGGACTGGACCCACACATTCATATGCTTGGTTTTAAAGTGCGACTGCTTAGAAGTATTGTTAACTGCGTCCTTTTGCTCATTCAACAAAAACTTCTCATAAACAGAAACCCCAAAATTAGGGTTCGCTTTCTTTAAAACGTCCGGGTCTTTCCAGTCGTCATCCTTATCTATCGTCCAAATATACCCGAAAAGCCTATCATTTGGCAGGTTCCCGGACAACATCTCTATAACTTCTGACCGTTTCTCATAGCACGGACCTTCGATGTTATCGCCCGCCGTAGTGATAATAAATAGTACGGGCTGCCTTCTCGCACCCATCCCGGTACGCATCGTTGCATACAACGCATCGTTTGCGTGCTCGTGGTACTCATCAATAAGCGCGCAATGTGGGCTGGCGCCATCGCCGGGATTGCCAATCACAGGCTGAAACACAGAACCCTGATCAGGGATAACAATTGTTTTTGCGTTGACTTCTATACCAAAAGCTTTTTTAAGCTGAGGCGTTTTACTTAGCATGATCTTTGCGGGCTTGAACACTTCCCACGCCTGTTTTTCAGAAGTAGCGCCACTATACACTTCACTAGCAAACTCATTATCAGCAGATAAACAATAAACGCCAACGCCAGCCGCGAGAATAGATTTCCCATTTTTTCGCGGTATTTCCCAATACATCTCAAGAAAACGTCGCGTGCCGTCATCTTTATTTCTCCAGCCGAAACCGACGGCGAGCCCGAATATCTGCCATGGTTCAAGCTTGATCGTCATGCGCTTAAAAGCCCACTCCCCCTTGGTGTGGGGCATGTGCTCCATAAATTCAACGATCTTTTGCGCGGCGTCTTCATCAAAATAATATGGATAGTCGTCATTCTTCGACTCTATCAAATTATCTAAATGGCGCTTGCAAATCTGCTGCACATATTTACATGCGGGTATGTGCCCCGCCTGTACTTTCTCGGCGAACAGCCGCGCCGTGTTGGCTGCGTAGGTCATTTGAATTTATCAAATGCATTTTCGGGTTCTTTTTGCTTAACGCCCAGTTTTGCGCGGGCTGTCGGGCACAAATACAAATCTTTTTCAAGCGAGCGAAGCGGATTCAATTTCGAAACCGGGAAACCTGCGAGCGTCGCGCGAAACTCTGCGGTTAGCACACAGTAGCGCGCCAATTTTTCGGCGTCGGCTTGCGTGTAAATTTTAGACGCCTCCATGATTGTGCGGATTTCCTCCCACACGACCATGGCTGCGTAATCATTGTTCAGCTCGCGCGGCGGCTCGGGGTACCCCTCGTCGAACACGAATTGACCTTTCTCGGCGTCCTCGTGCCGGCACTTTTGATAAGTGCCGTTCATTTTGTGTACTGATACGGGTAGCGCTTGTGACATAATATGACGGCCTCCTATGCCTAGATTGACTATTAAATGATCATTACTAGGGCCCAATTGACTACTTTGTAGTCATGCTGGTTACTTTATGACCATTTTACTGCACACGCTAAATGTTGATAGATCG